GCTAGTGCTGCTCCTGCTGTGTCCTCTATTCCCTTTGTGGGTTGGGTTGCGGCTGGTTGGATAGCAATGTTCGGTGGTAATCAGGGTGCTGATGTAGCTGGTAACATGGCAGAAGACTTAAATAAAGACTGCTAAATAATTAAAAATCCTATGCCAGACTTCACTAATGCTTTTAACAGGCAAATTAAAAATAGGAATTTTCTCTCGCCTGCTGGATTTAAATTTTCCTTGGCCAAAGCACCAAAGGTAGATTTCTTTTCACAGTCAGTTTCAATACCAACTATTAATCTTGGAGTAGCAATTCAGACTACTTACTTGAGAGACATTCCTGTGCCTGGTGATAAACTAACTTATGGTGATCTTGATATAGAATTTTTTATTGATGAGAATTTAGAAAATTATCTACAAATGGAAAGATGGATGAGATCTCTTGGATATCCAGAGACTCTTGCAGAAGCAGTATCTCTCGATCCTCAAAAAGATAGTTTACTAGATGGTGCCAGATCGGATGGAACTCTGTTAGTATATAATAGTAGCTTCAATCCAATTGCTAAGATATTCTTTAGGGATATGTTTCCAGTAAGTCTAACACCAGTTCCATTTACCGCTGACGTAACTGATATAAATTATATTATGGCGACAGCTACTTTCAAATATACTATTTTTAATGTGGAGAGTTTAGTAGAGAATGAATCTTGAGTTCATACAAGAACTTTGGGATAAGGATTCGGTAATAGATGAAGAATTATTGCACTCGGAATCTATAAAAGTACCAGCCTTACACGCAAAGTATTATAAAATTTACAATAATATCCTGACTTTAAGAAAGGCACAGGAGACACAATACAAAATCCTGAGAAAGGAGAAGTGGATATACTATAGTGGTAAAGCATCACCAGATGTATATGCCGAAAAACCGTTTGACTATAAAGTCCTCAAAGCAGACTTAGACAAATACTTCGATGCAGATGCAGATCTCATAAAATGCACTGCAAAGATAGAATACTATCAGATTATGTTAGAATATCTGGAGAGTATTCTCAAAGTTATACAGAATAGAACATATCAAATCAAAAATGCCATTGAATGGCAACGATTTACGAATGGACTATGAGTGATCTAACCATCTCTAAAAAAAATGAAGTACATCTTGTAGTAGATGCTGAACCTCACGTTCAACAAGAACTATCAGATTACTTTACTTTCGATGTTCCTGGCGCAAAATTCATGCCACAATACAGGAACAGACATTGGGATGGTAAAATTAGATTGTTTTCAACTGCAACAGGTGAAGTTTATGTTGGATTATTAGATAAGATAGTTTCTTGGGCAAAGAAAGCTAACTATAGTGTAAAATTTTTAGACAATGAAACATACGGAGCTCCGTTTGAAGAGAATGACGAGATATCTTTAGAAGGAGTAAAGGATTATATGGCTGCGATTTCTAGTTTCAAACCTAGAGATTACCAGATAGATGGTGTATTTGATGCACTTAGAAACAATAGAAGATTGATTATATCACCCACTGGATCAGGTAAGTCATTAATGATCTATGCTGTTGCACGTTATCATGTGGGTAGAAAGAGAAGAATATTACTTGTAGTTCCAACTACTTCTCTTGTAGAACAGATGTATAAGGATTTTACTGACTATGGTTGGGATGTAGAAAAGTATTGTCATAGAGTATATTCTGGTAGAAAGAAGAGTACACAACAACGTGTGACAATATCAACATGGCAATCCATTTATAAGATGGATAAACAATGGTTCTCACAGTTTGATGTCATCATAGGTGATGAGGCACATCAATTCAAATCAAAATCTCTTATCAATATTATGTCTAAGATGAGAGATACTAAGTATAGATATGGTTTTACTGGAACGTTAAGTGGTACACAGACTCATAAATGGGTTCTAGAGGGGTTGTTTGGCCCATCATATAAAGTGACCAAGACATCAGAACTACAGGCCAGAGGTCAACTGGCTAAGTTGGCCATAAGAATTATACTCTTGAAACATGAACCGCGGCCGTTTGATGAGTACCGAGAAGAGATGAATTATATTATTGAACATGAAAGAAGAAATGAATTCATCAAAAACCTTACTCTGACTCTAAAAGGTAATACTTTGGTGTTGTATAGTAGAGTCGAGGCTCATGGGGAACCATTATATAACTTAATAAATAGTAGTGTAGAGAATACAAGACAGGTATTCTACGTTCACGGTGGAGTTGATGGAGAAGAAAGAGAAGAAGTTAGATCAATTACAGAGAAAGAAAAAGATGCAATCATTGTTGCCAGTTACGGCACCTTCTCAACTGGAATTAACATTAAAAATCTTCACAATGTAGTATTTGCATCACCATCCAAGTCCAGAATTCGTAATCTCCAGTCTATCGGTAGAGTTCTTAGAAAATCTAAGAATAAAACCAAAGCAATGCTGTATGACATTGCAGATGATATTACATATAATTCCAAAAAGAATTATACTTTGAATCATTTAGTGGAAAGAATTAAAATATATAAAGAAGAGGATTTTCATTATGAACTATCACACATCAAACTAAAATAAGATGGAAGAAGAATTCTACGCATCAATAAAATTAGTATCAGGCGAAGAGATCTTCGGTGAGGTTATGCCTTCTGAAGAAAATGGTCGCACGGTTTTAATTATTAGTGATCCTGTAGAGATTGAGACGATAAGTATGGATGGAAGACATGAAGGTCTCCGCATGATGCCATGGTTAAGAAGTATGCCAACCGAAGGAATTATAATTATTCCTATGGATAAAGTTATTACTGTAGTTGAGGCAAGGGAAGAATCAGAAGTCGTCGCCTATTATCAAAAATTTATTATGACAAATCTTGCTGGTGTTGCATCAGAAAAGATTAAAGTAACTAAAAAGATGGGATATATAATTTCTGTCGAAAAGGCTAGAGAAACCTTAGAGAATATCTTTAAGAAAGGCTCAGAAGCCCCTGAGTAACTAAGAGCTTTATAGCAGCTAAGGCTGTTTTGCGCTCTGACAGAGCTATTGTACATCTATTTCACATACTTGTCAAGCGTCTTACTTTATGGTATACTTAATACATTACAAGAGGTAATATAAAATGCCCGCAAAAAAGGCAACAGCAGCAACGCCAGGAGCTCCTAAACGTAAGAGAGCTAGATCTGAACATTACGTTAATAATAAAGAGTTTCTATACGCAATAGTACAATATAAAGCTGATGTGAAAGAAGCGGAAGAGAAAGGAGATCCTAAACCACGCATCACTAATTACCTTGGAGAGTGTTTTGTAAAGATTGCAACACACCTTTCATATAAACCAAACTTTGTAAACTACATGTTCCGTGAGGACATGATATCTGACGGCATCGAGAACTGTGTCCAGTACATACATAACTTCAATCCAGAGAAATCTACGAATCCTTTTGCGTACTTCACTCAAATCATACACTATGCTTTCCTCAGACGTATACAAAAAGAGAAAAAACAAATGGAGATCCGTGAAAAGATCATTGAGAAGTCGGGGTATGATCAGGTTATGCACGTTGATGACGATGGCGGCAATTCTAGCGATTACAATTCAATAAAAGAGGCAGTACAAACAAAGATGAATCAATGAAGCTAACACAAGAAATGATTGATAAGATCCAAGAGTTGATGAATCACACTAAGAAAGATGGATCTATGAATTGGGTTGAAGGTGAAGAGATTAAGATCAGTTTGTCAGGGACATTTGCTGCAGACAGATTTATAGTTATTGCTAATGAATCCAAAAAACCTTGGGTGCCTGCCAAACCTCATCCTAACTTTGACTATGAGAAGAAGGAGTTCAAGAAGTGAAGATTGCGATCATAACAGATACACACTTCGGAGGTAGACGAGGTAACAAGATCTTTCATGACTTCTTTCAAAAATTCTATGACGATATATTCTTTCCAGAACTAGAGAAGAGAGGTATCAAGTATTGCATCCATATGGGAGATGCTTTTGATAACAGAAAGAACATAGATTACTGGTCTTTAGACTGGGCAAAACAACATGTATATGATAAGTTTGAAAAATTAGGCGTGAAAGTTTGGCAGCTTGTAGGTAATCATGATGTTTACTATAAGAATACAAACAAGATTAATTCGATTGATGCACTTCTAGAACACTACGACAATATCATTCCCATCTCATCACCAGACACATATGATATAGATGGATTCAAAGCGATGATGTTGCCTTGGATATGTGATGATAACTATCAAGAGACTCTTGCAGCGATAGAAAGATCAGATGCGAAGATGGCATTTAGTCATTTGGAACTCAATGGATTTGAATTATATCCAGGCATGTTTCAACAAGGTGGTATTGATAAAGGTATCATTTCTAAGTTTCCTACAGTATTCTCAGGACATTATCATACCAGAAGTAATGACGGTCAAGTCTTTTACTTAGGTAATCCATATGAGATGTATTGGAATGATTGTGGAGATAAGAGAGGATTCAATATCTTAGATACAGAAACAGGAGAAATTGAGTTCATAGAAAATACATATCATTTATTTGAAAAGATATACTATGAAGATACTCCAGCAGAACTATTCAAGGCACACTTATATAAAGATAAGATAGTCAAATTATTCATCAGATCCAGAACAAGTCAATTACAATATGATAAATTCCTTGATAAACTTCTCAAGGCTGGCATCATAGACCTTAAAGTTGTAGAAAATACAGCAGTCAATGATACAGAAGTGGATCTTGATGGAGAAAAAGTAGAAGATACATTAACTCTTCTTAATAAATATATTGAAGACTCTGATTTCGATCTAAAGAAAGATAGAGTTAAAGAACTTCTAAAGGAAGTTTACTTGGAAGCCTGTGAATCGGAGTAAACCCATGTTCATACTATCACTTCATGGTCATGAAGGAGAAGGAGCTTATGCTGTCACGAATGATGATGGCCATAAGGCTTTGTATCTTTTTGAACAGGAAGATGATGCAACAAGGTATGCTGGATTGTTAGAAGCAAATGAATCAATCCCCTTGACAGTTGTTCAAATTGATGATACACTGGCTGTAGAGACATGTCAGAAACACAAATACAAATATGTTATTATCTCAGAAGATGATATAGTGATTCCACCCCTAAATTATGATAATATTCAAAACGATACGGTGGCGTAATTTTTTATCAACTGGTAATCAGTTTATAATTGTAAGTTTTCAAAAATCCCCCACAAATTTAATAGTAGGTGCTAATGGAGCGGGTAAGTCTACTATTTTAGATGCATTAACTTTCGTATTATATAATAAACCTTTCCGTAAAATTAAAAAGGCACAGTTAATTAACACTGTGAATGAGAAAGAGTGTGAAGTACAGATAGAATTTGAGATACAGGGTAAGATTTATACCATTGTAAGAGGTATGAAACCTACTTTGTTCCAGATTTACATAGATGGCAAATTACAAGATCAGTTTGCCAATCAATTAGATCAACAGGCACACTTAGAAAATAATATACTTAGACTCAACTATAAATCTTTTACTCAGACAACCATCTTAGGATCTGCAACCTTTGTTCCTTTCATGCAACTAGGTAATACAGACCGTAGAGCAATCGTTGAGGACGTATTGGACATTAAAATCTTCTCAGGTATGGCTAAAATACTAAGAGATAAGATTAGTAAGGCCAATACAGAGATTAGAGAACTGACAATCAAGAAGGATATGATCTCAGAGAAGATTGAGATGCAAAAGAGTTTCATTTCTGACCTTGATAAGAGTGGCAAGAAGAGAATACAAGAGACTAAAATAAAGTTAGATGGGTTATTCAATGATGAATCCATATTGATGGGAGATAATAAGAAATATGAAAATTTAATCAAGTCAAAATACCAACCTCAACTCGAAAAAGTATCCTCTGCTCGTTCTTCTCTTAAGAAGATGAACACAATTAAAATCAAACTGGAACAACGGATACAGAATATTACATCCGAACATAAGTTCTTTACGGATAATGTATCATGCCCTACATGTGAACAAAAAATAGAAGAAGAGTTTCGCTTAAATAAAATTGGAGACATCGAGGCGAACGTAAAGGAGATAAACTCCGCTTACCGAGACCTTTCAAAATCTATAAAAGACGAACAGAAAAGAGACAAAGAGTTTATAGATGTTTCTAAGCAGATCACCACACTAACGAATGACATTTCAACAAACAATTTCAAAATTTCTCAGTATCAGCGACAAATCAGAGATTATGAATCAGAAA